GCTCAGGCAACCTCGCCCGGTCGGTTAGCCGCACCCTCATCGCCAACCGATACAAAACGGTGACGCGCATCGAGGCCGGATCCGCCGCCGTCCCCTACGCCGCCATCCATGAGACGGGCGGAGTAATTCAGGGCAAGCCGTGGCTCCGCATCCCCCTGACGCAAGAGGGGAAGGTCAGGCGCCCCGGCGACTACATCAGCAAGGGCGGTGCCATCAAGCGCGGCGAGGCCGTCGTCGCGGTCCTGCGCCGGTCTGTGCGTATGCCGAAGCGCCCGTATCTCAAGCCCTCCGCCGAGGCGGGGTGGCGCTACTTCCGGGCGGAACTCCCGCGCCGATTGGGGGCGTAGATGGCCCGCCCTCCCAACCTCGTCAACACGATCGCCCAGGCGGTCATCGCCCAACTCCAGACCCTCAATGGCGCCGATCCGTTCATCGTGGATCTGACCGCGACCGGCGCTGTGTTTCGGGGTTGGGATGCTGCGGGGCGCAATACCCCCTGCGTTGGCATCACGATCCCCGACGACGAACCTGAGCAGCGCGTCACCACGTCAATGGTGGGGCAGACCCGCCGCGTGATGGTCTTCGGATGGCCGGAGCCCGGCGCTGACTTCGGCGCGACAGAGGACGCCTGCGAGGACATGCGCACAGACCTGCGCCAAGTCCTCAACCAGACCGCGCTAAGCGCCGCGCTCAACACGGTGCAGTCAGGCTATGGCAACGGCGCGATCGTCAAGTTTGTCGCGGTCAACCGCGAAGGCGACACCGAGCAGGCACAGACGGTTGCACCCGTACAGATCGCATTCACGGTCACGTTGCGCGTCAACGACCAAACCCAGAAGAGGGACTGAACATGGCCCGTTTTACCAGCGTCAACGGTTTCGTCGGCCTCGGCTTCGAGACCACGACCGGCACGCCCGTCACGCCGACGCAGTTCCTCCCGATCATCTCAGCGGAGATCGGCGACACGGTTGAGCACCTCCGGGCGGCGACCACGATCCGGGTCGGCGGGTTCACGATCACCCGCCCGCAGACGGGTAAAAAGGCCGTCACCCCGAAGATGAGCGGCCCCCTGCTCTACAACCTCATCGGCGCTCTGTACCGTGGCATGGACGCCACCGTCGCGACGACGGGCTCTGGCACCTTCACCCACGTCTTCTCGCCGGGCACCTCTCAGGGCTTCACCTTCGAGTTGGCCGTCTCCGGCGCCATCGCCGACAGTCGCAAAGCCAACGGCGCGGTGATGACTGAGTTGGCGCTCAACTTCCCCCGCGACGGGATCTGCACCTTTGATGCGAGTTACGGCGCGTTCAACGTCGCCGCCCCCGCGACAAAGACATCGATCGCCTACCCGACCCTCAACGAGATCGTCGGCTCCGACTGCACGACGATGAGCCTCGGCTCAACCGTCCTCAAAAACCACGCGGGCGACGTGAAGATCACGATCACCAACCCAGTCAAAGAGGGTCGGGGCTGCACCCGCGTCAGTGGTGAGATGGTCGTCTCCGAGTGGGTTGACGGCGCCTCCCGCGAGATGAAGATCGAGTTCCCCTTGGAGATGGACACGGCGTCTTGGAACGATTTCCAGGTGCGCCACATCACCGCGCCGCTCCCCACCGAGGACGATTTCACCTACACGCTCACCGACCCCAGCACGTCCGAGACCTTGACGATCGTAGCGCGTAACTGCGCCGTCTCTGCCTCCGCTGAGGTCAAGGTCGGCGACCCCGACGGCGACGTTGTCCGCGTCACGATCATGTTGACCCCGCGCGCCGATCCGCCCGGCGGTGACGCCGCGTACACGATCACGATGGTCAACTCTGACGCCTCCCCCTACCAGACCTGAGAGCCCCATGCCCAAAGTCACACGGATCCCCCTGCCGACTCCTGAGCGTGACGCCGCCGCCGCGCGCCTCGCTCTGCCTGTTCTCGCCGAAGCGCCGACGCCCGGTGACGCCGAGGCGCTGCTCGCCTGCTCCCGCGTCTATGGTCCCGCCGTCGCGCTCAGCGCCGACCCCGTAGCCGCCGACCGTGAGGAGCGCGCCAAAGCCGCCGACGACCTTGAGGAGATCGGGATCGGTTACCTGCTCGTCTCTCTCCCCGACGACCTCAGCGCGCTCGGCGATCGTGCGCAGTTGGCTATCGCAGGCATCAGCGCCGCCGCGAAGCCGGAGGATCTCAAGCGTGACGCGAAGGGCGCTGTCACCGGCATGAAGTACAACGCCGAGCAGATCCGCCACCTCCAACAGACGATCGAAGAGATCTGTATCGCCTGCGTCGTGGGCGAGGTCCACGTCTCGCCTGATGGCACACAAGAGGAGATCGAGCACTTCCGGCTCCACCGTGGCGCAGAGGCGAACGGTCTGCGCCCTCTCGCCTCCATTCCCGCCGCGATTCAGCCCAAGGTGCGAGAGGAGGTGGATGCCCACCTTGCCGACTTTCGCCACCCTCCTCGCCGCTTCCGGCGTGGTTGAAGGTCTCGCCGGGGTCGCCCGCGAGACCGGCACCACGGTAGCCGACATGCTCGGCTACCGTGGACCCCGTGCGATCGTGTGTCATGTCATGGCCGCCCGGATCCTCGCTGAGCGCCGCGAGCAAGCCCTCGCCGCCGTGCCGATGTTCTTCCCCGTGACGATCGTAGGAGGCTGAGGTGGCAACCGTCTTCCAAGTCTCCGCCGAGCTGGGCGCCGAGTTTACCGGCGAGGCTGCCTTCGACGAGGCGGTCGAGGCGGCGACGGCGCTACAGGCGGGCGTCACTGAGGCGGAGAAGCAGGTAGCCGCTCTCGGCGACGCGATGGTCGTGGCGAAGCGGTCAGCGGAGGATGCCGCTGAGGCCCTCCGTGCTCTCAAGTCTTCGGGGACCGCCACCGCCGAAGCCCTCGCCGACGCCGCGAAGAAAGCCGACACCACCAAGGCGAACCTCACCGCCCTCAAACGGTCAAGCGAAGACGCCGCAGTCGGTCTACAGCGCGCCAAGACCGCCGCCGCCGATGGTACGGCGCGACTGCGTGACCTTGAAGCCCAGGCGGGCGCTACGGCGGCGAGAACCAAGGACGTGGCGACGCGCGCGGGCGACGTTGACACGGCGCTCAAGGGGGTCGCCGGGGCGATCGGCGTCGTCTCGCCGCAGATGGAAACCCTCCTGATGAGGACTGGCGATGTCGTCGGCGGCTTCGAGGCGCTGTGGAAGGGGTCGGAGGCTCTTGGGGTTGGTCTTGGTGGTGTCGGGCTCGCTCTCGGCGCCGTCGCCGTAGCCGCCGCCGCCGCGGTGACGGTCTACTCGCAGTTCGCCGTCGAGCAGGAGCGCGCCGCGGACGCGGGGGGCAGGACGGCGGAGCGCCTCGCCGAGGTGACCCGCGTGGGCGACCTCGCCACGGCCACGCTCAACCGCCTCACCACGTCGGGGTCTGCCTTCACCGGGATCCTTGAGGGGATCTCTGAGCGGTCCCGGGTCGCTGCGGGTGAGTTGCAGAGCGTCATCGACGCCGAGAAGGCGGTCGCCGGTCTGCGCGCCGCCGCTGCGCCGGAGTTGCAGGCGCGCGGTCAACAGGCGGCGAGCCTCGCGATGCAGCTGGAGGCGGCGAAGACCCGCGCGGCGCAGGGCGTACAGGGCGAGGGCGGCATTATGGGCGCGGCGGTAGCCTCCGCCGATGTCAAGCGCCTCTCCGCCGAGTTGGCCGCGTCCACGGCGGCGCTAAAGGCGCAGCGTGCGGAGGTCGAGCGCGCCGCGGAGACCGAGGCCCTCCTCCGAGAGAAGGCGCAGATTGAGGCGGACCTCCGCGACAGCGAGGCCGAAGCCCTTCGCAAAGGCGCCGAAGCCACGCGCCGCCGTGCCGAAGCCGATCGCAAGGCGGAGCAGGAAGCGGCCAAACTCGCCGCCGAGCAGGAGCGAGCCTATGCCGCCTTGGTCGCCAACACCGAGGGGATGATCAAGTGGAGCGCTACCTCCGCCGGGACCATCGCCGCGATCGAAGCCCTCGCCCCCGCGTTGACAGACGCCGAGAGGGCGTTTCAGGCCACGAACAAACAGCTCGACGACCTCGCCGCCGGGCTCGGGCAAGCCGCGCTCAGCGGCCACGCGAGCGGCGAGGAACTGAAGAGGTACGGTGAGACGATCGCTGCCGCCCGCGTCAAGGCGGAGGAGGATCTCGCAGCGGCCAAAGCTGACGCCGAGAAGAAGGCCGCAGAGGAGCAGAAGAAAGCCGCCGAAGAGGCGCAGAAACCCGCCGAGCAGCGGGCCGACAACGCCTCGCAGGTGATCGGCGGCATCGTCGGGGGCTCCCTCGCCTCCGCCCTCGCCCCCGTCTTGGCGAGCCTCGGACCTCAAGGCGCCATTGCCGGGGCTGTTCTCGGGTTGTTGGAGCAGGGACCGGAGCAGATCACGGCCATCATCGACGCCTTGCCGGGGCTCGTCGGCGGGGTGATCGACACAGTTTTGAGCCTCATCGACACGCTTCCCGACACCCTGATCAGCCTCATCGACGGGATTATCGGCAAGATTCCCGATCTGCTCTTGGCGGTGTTCAGTCTGGTTTACGGGCCGTTCGCCTTTGAGATCATCAACGGTCTACTCACAGCACTTCCCGAGATCATCACCGGGCTGATCATTGGGCTCACGGAGTTGATGTTTCAACTTCCGGGGATCCTGCTCGACACGGCGAAGATGGTCCCGATCCTTGTGCAGTCGCTCGCTCAGGTGGCGCCGATCTATTGGGGTCTACTGCGTGACGCGATCCCCGGCCTTATCAGCGGCGCGCAGGACATGCTCACAGGGGCGATCGCGGGCACGAAGGAGCTATTCGTCGGCGCCGTCGCGCAGATCCCCGACATGCTCACCGCCGTGGGGCGCGACTTCCGGCGCGAATTGATCGCTGACGCCGCGGCGCTCTTGACCCGAGAGGGACGGCGGAACAAACGCAACGAAGACGGGCTCGTCAAGCGCCTGCGTGGCGCCCTCACCGTGGACCTCGACGGGCGCAAGGTGAGCCGGGGGCTTGATCAGACCGCAGACGCTCGCAAGGGCGGGGAGGGTCGCCGCAATGGCTAACCCGCGCTTCTACTGGTATCCGAACGGGTCCGCACTCGATACGATCGATCTGGAGCCAGGCTACGGCGCCCTCCCCGATCTGTGCGAGGAGGATGACGAGGTCTTCGGCGGCGTCGCTCACTCGGCGGCGGGGCGGTCTTACTCGGTGGTGAGGGCTCGCCCGGCGCGTCTCACCCTAAGCCTGCCGACTGTCCGCGCTGACTCCGACGTGGCCGAAGACCTGCACAACCTGCGGGACTTCGCCAAGCGGGGCGGCGCGTTCGGCTTCGCCCTCGACTCGGCGAAGGCGGTCTTCTGCTACGGCGTGCTCCCGTGGTCGTCGGGTACGATCATCCTCTCCACCAATGGCCCCGTGTGGTACGAACCCACGGCGACGTTAGCCGCGGGTGATGAGGTCACCCTTGAGACGCCGAACCCAGCGCGGATCACCGAGCGCGGCTCGATCGGGCTCGGTGGCTACTCCGGTGGCGCGTTCGTGACCTTGGCGCGAGCGGTGACGACGACGCAGCCGGTCAAGGGCTGGCTTCGGTGGAAGTGGTATTACCCACGGTTGAAGTTGACCGAGCCGAATTCGTGG